ATTACAAAAGTATTCATCACTTGTAATGATTTTCCTGGTTGATAAGAGAATACTTTTGTGGTTTCCCTAATCACAGAACATCCAGCAGTAGTTCCTATACTAATATTGACTAAACCTTGTGCTGTTACAAATCCAACTGTTGAACCAGTTCCTACAACTAAACCACTCCAAAGATTATTGTCCTTGTATCTGTGGGAACTATCAAAAAGTGTAAGTGGAGTTGAAGTTCTTAATCTTCCAAATGCATCAGTTGCTATTGGTGGAAATGTAACAGATGCTGATGATGTTGTAGAAATTGATACTGTTCCCGTAACTGGTAGGGGATTAGTAGAACTTACAGGAGCACTATTGAGGTTGAGTGATACTTGCCCTGTGGTTCCAATACCTACTGTTCCTTGAACTGTAACAGTAGAACCAATACCTGATACTGCGACTGTTGTGACTGGATTGGTTATGTAGAATGAAGTATTAGAAATAGAAACTGTATTTCCTATTGATACAGTATTCAGTAATGAAGAAATACCAACTGGAAGATATGAAAGATTTAGATTTACTGTTCCAACACCAACAGGCATATAAGGAACACCCATATCCTGTAAAATACCACTTGAACCAACTTCTGTAATATGAGTATGGACAGGATTTTCGGGAGTGCTTGTGACTGATACAGTTGTTCCTACATTTACATCACCAGTGATTGTAATATTAGAAGAACCTAATGAAACTGGAAATGGATTAGCAAAACTTACTAATGTATTTCCTGCACCTGTAAGAATTACAGATTGTGATGGTTGGGGAAGAGGATTATATGACATATTAGATTAAAAACCAGTTAGAACCATTGTAAAAATAAGTAAAACTTTGATGATTGATAGTCATAATAACTGAACTATCATTCTCTACACTTGTTCCAGCACCTGCCTGGACTGTTATATTGTATGTAGCAATCTTATTACCCTCGTCTTTTACAATTAACTTCTTACCATAAGAAGGAATTTGTGGTAATACAATTGTTACTGGAACATTTGCACTTACTCCAATATAATCATCTACATTCGATGCCTGATAGTAAGTGGTAATACCAGAGATATTTACAATTGTTGTGCCACCAACATCATTTGGATCAACAAACTCTGCTTGATTTGTTGTGGAATTCCATTGTAAAAATTTATTATTATAAGCACCAGAATTAGTTGCGATGCCTACAATATCATCCAAGTATCTTAATCTGGTTTCGCCACCTCCACCAACTGTTGATAGTTGTTGTTGAATACGAGAAAGAAACAGTTTGTAATGTTTCTGTAAATCGTCAAGTGTTGCGAACTTTTGGTCTAATGGAGTTAATGGGTCTTGTTGAACTTTAACATCACTTGGTTCAGCAAGAAGACCTAATGATTTTTCAATCAGGTCTTCTTTGGGTTTTTCAAGTTCTTCTTTATATTCTTCCAAAACTTCAAGAACTTCATCCAAAGATTCTTCAATTACATCTTCAATTACTTGTTCTTGTTGTTTTGGTGTCTCAGAATATAACCAATCCTCAAATGCCTTTACAGTCTTTTGTTCTTGTATTTTTTTCTTTTTTATTTCTTTTTTACTTTCTTCAAGTTTTGACAAAAAAAGAGTTTCAAAGGAGTCCCCAACTAAAGACTCCTTTTTTTCTTTTTCTATTTTTTTGCCAATACTAATGGTTTGAAAAAAATCATTTACAGAGTCTCCTACAGTCTCTTGCAATTCTTTTTTTCTTTTTTGTTTTCCCGAACTAATAATATTAAAAAAATCAGATAAATCTTTTGAATTATCTTCAAAATTCACTTATTATTGCTCCTCATCTTCTAAATTAAACATTGTTGCGGTGACTTCTGGTCTTACCGAATTGATTTTTTCTGAAGCTTTTGAGAAAAGAATTTCTTTAATCTTATCAGAAACATCTGATGGTGATGATTCACCAGCAATCATATCTACTAATTCTTCCATAACTATGCAAAATTAACTATTTTTATTTATATCTCTCCCTGACTACCCAATTCAACTCCTGTTTGGGCATCAGTGAGTCCACCTTCTTGTGGTATATTTCCAAAATTATTTGAAGATGGTTGTCCATTAGGCATACCCATCATAGGATTCATTGCTAAAGATGGGTCAGGAATAATTCCATCTTTAATTTCTTTTTTAATTTGCTTGTCAATTTCTAAAATTTCACTATCAGTTTGACCAAGTATCTTTGACCTTACATATTGTGATGAAAAATAACGACCAACATATGGTTCCATTGCTGCAACAACACCCAACTTATCGTTCATTAATTCATTTTTCTTCAAATCTGAAAAATGATTATCATAAACATAGTCAAATTGAATGTGGTCACTTAAGGTTTTCCAATCTTCTGGTGTTACAATATTCTTAAGAATTAACTGAGTTTTCAACATATCAATAAAGATTTGAGAAAATCTTTTTCTCAGTCTTCCGACAAATCTTGTGAATTTTAATTCATCTCTAAGAATTTCTGATGAACGTCCAAGATTAAATCCTCCACCGGCATCAAGACGAGTTGGGGGAACACCTAAAGAATCATAAAGTTTTTTCTGGAAATATTCAATATCAGCAAGTTCTCCAAGATTCTGACCACCAGGAAGAGTTGTGATTTCAGTTCCTCTGCCACCTTCTCTTCTTGGAAGCCAAAAATCTTCAAGCATTGCCATATATTTTCGGTCATCTTTAATTTCACCAGTATCTGCATTGTATACTAACTTGTTACGATAACGATTCATCACATCACGGAGATATTGCTCTGCCTTGATTTTTGGCAGATTGCCAACATCAATATAAAAAATTCTTCTTTCTGGAGCACGAGATAGTCTATAAATTACAAGACTATCTTCAATCATTCTTAATTGATTGAGTGATTTGATTGCTTTATGTAAAAATGATAATACGGTTTGTTTGTTACGATCAACTAAACCAGAAGTTATGTAAGTAATAGCATCTTTTGCAATTTTTACACTATTAACATCTGATGACTTATATGTTGCATTTTGAGAAGACCCAACATTTGGATCGTAAATATAGTACTCTTCGAGATCTTGTGTTGAAAAATCAATTTTATTTTTTCCATTTACAAATTGTCTATAATCAACACCAAAAGCATCATTATTCCCTTTTTTTAATTTCCTTACATATTTAATTTTAAGGGCATCAACATATCTAATTTCTTTTATGCCTTCATTTGGTTTTTTTAAATCAATCACTTTATGATAATAAATTCTTCCATCAACATACCAATTTCTAAAGATTTCGTGGCACTTTTTATCAAAGTCCATAATCTCTTTAATATACTTAAATTCTTCTCTGATAATATCTTTTAATTTATCAGATGCTGGAAGATTTGAAAGTTCTATTTCTACAGGAGAATCATTAAGGTCGGAAACTATTGCTTCGTTTACAATATCTTCAATTGCACTATCACATTCTGGATGCAAAGACATCTCACGATATCTTCTAATCAAATCTGCTTCAGTCTTATAAACACCTTCAATATCTACATATTGTCCATAAAAACCACTAGAAATATAAAAATCGGATTTATCTTCCTCATTACGAGGAATGGGAGACATAATCCCTTTAGAATTATTGTCTCCCGTATCCTTTATTTTAAATCCAAATAATTTAGCCATAGTAATAATTGAGTCTATATCTATTATTTAGATAGTTCAGAAAATTCCAGTGCTTACTGAAGTGGAGTTAAATTCTTCTTGATTTCCAGATCCAAGAATACTATCTTGAGTTTCTCCGTCAAGGGCATCCCACCACTGAACCTGTAAATCTACAGTAAACTCTTGAATTACATCTGTTGAATCATAAGACAAATCAATTGCACTAATTGAAGTTGGAAATGTCCCATAAAATTCATATGACTTTAAATGCGGAATTTTCGTATTACTACTCATATCTTTTCCAACTATTGCTCTTCCAAGTTGATGTACTTTCATATTTGTTTGATATTCAACTGGACTAATTTGTCCAGAATTATCTTCGTGTTTGTTGATAAAATTCATCCATCTTTCAAATGCATTTCTGATTACAAAATCAGTGTCATTTATTACTGTAATAGTCCAAGGATCAAATGTTCTGTCACCAGCAATTTTTAAATTTCTTCCTCTGAATGGAATATCAATTACACTCAAAGTTGAAGCAGGTAAATTTGCTGCCTTTACAAGAAATCTAGTTTTTTCTTGTAATGCATTTGCGTCAATATTACTAGGAAGGGCAGCACTTGGAAAATTAATTACACATTCAAAAAGATTAGGTCTTGCTCCGCCTCCAGTTAGTCTGCTCTTAAAATCATTTAAAGTTCTTACTGATGGGGAAATTGTTTCTTTTGCCATTGATTTTTACCTCTTTTAATTAAACAGTACCGATAACTTCTTCAAAACTAACTCCAGTGCGAGTAGCAACAAAAGTCAGTCCAATGAAGTTAATACTTCTTGCTGGTTTGACATAAATGTCAGCTTTAAACTGATTGGAGTCAATAATGTCTGGAGTATTGTTAGTTTCATCGCAAATTACAACATAATCAGAAACACCTCTTTTTGCTTTTACGTCACGAAGATATGGTTCAACAATATTAACAAAGTTTGATCTAGTAATCAAATCATTAAATTCAAAGAGTTGTGCTCTTGCTGCTCTTTCAATTGCCCTTTCAATGGTTAAGAATAGACGACGAACGTTAATTCTATCAAACGCAGAAGCATAAGATAAAGCAGTTTTATCTCCAAAAAGAATAATTCCAGCACCTTGGGAGAATATAATTGGATTGATTCTTGTTGTGTATAGTCTATCTCTTTGTTCTTGTGATGGATTATATGCAAGTTTAGTTGCATTATTAATTGTTCCTCTGCTTGATCCTGCAGGTGAATACCAAGGGAAAGAATTATTAGAAGTTCTTGCCATCAATCCAGCAATATCAGCATTACAAGGGATGTATCTAAATGTGCCGTTGAATCTATCATAAGTGTATTTGTAACCACTATCAAATACAGCATAAGAAGATGATGTCAATGGACCAAAAAATTCAATTATATTATTAGTTTGAGTTTCTGAGTTTGAAATATTAACCACTCCACTTCTATGTGGAGAAATAACTGCAATACAATCTTTACGTAAATCTGCAATTGCAATTAACTCATTTGCCTTTGCTTGTGAATCATAAATTGTTGCTCCACCTGAAGGACCACTAATTAAATAATCAAGAGAGTACTCTGCTGGATTTGTAAATTTTCTATAAGCAGTAATTACATTTGATAAACTTACTGAATAACCACCAACATTAGAATTTCCAGAATAATCTGCTCCACCAGATAATTCGTAAGTTTTTGCACCAACACAGTTGAATGTGTTTCCTTGTGTTTCTAGTCCCCAAGTAGTATCAGATGCAGATGAATATCCAGATAAAGTAGAAAACTTAGTTTTTACTCCAGTTTCTGCAAATCCAGCGAAAACATATTGTGATTGTTCTCTGATAGTGTCTTTATAATAAATTGCTTGATTTGGAGAAATTTTTCCGTCAGATGCTTTGGAAACCTTTAAATATTTTTCTACAATATTTCCAACTGAAC